CGCGCTGTGTCGAGTATCGCCGATCCAACCATCAGAAGTTCGATCTCGATCTCCGAAGGTGTCGTCAATCTGTTCTCTTAACTGGATCGCACACTTAGATAAGCGCGGCTTGATGTTCGACATTTACACACTCCCATACGCATTTATCTCGATTCAATGTTGCTTCTTCGTGGCATTTGATTGGCACGAATGCATCTAAATCTGCCATATAGGTGTAACCAATACCGGCAAAGTGTTTTCTAATATTTGCATTGAATGAAGTTTTAATCCAAGTTCCGCCAAGATTATCGATCAACCATTGATAACCTTCATCAGGCTCATTGTTATCGCCTACGGTCACTCTAAGAACTAAACCAGTTTCATCAATTTCTGCCCAGTGACTCATGCTAAATACCTCACAATAACTAGACCTGATCCACCAGCTGCGCCATTACCATTACCTGTACCTTGAGAAGTACCACCGCCACCAGAACCAGTGTTTGTTGTGCCAGCAACAGGTGGATTAGAAGTTGTACCTGCGCGACCGCCACCACCAGAACCACCAGCTGTTAGATCTGAATAAAAAGTACCACCGCCGCCGCCACCAGCGACATAACCAGAAACACCTGTGCTAGTTGCGCTGTGCCATGTGGAATAAGTATTTGTACCTGCGCCACCTGTACCAGTGGCTGCCCCGCTATCAGAACCATTACCACCAGCTGCACCTGCACCACCGCCACCACCTGTGCCGCGAGCATCGCTAGATGTAGCTGCGCCATCGCCACCCTTGTTACCTTGACCAGATGTGCCAGCAAATCCTGTTTCAGTTGCTTTGCCACCGCCACCCGAACCGCCTGTAGTACCAGTGCCACCAAAAGCAGATGAGCCACCACCACCACCGACTGCTTGTGTTAATCCTTGAAATATAGAGTTAGAACCTTGTGCGCCTGGGTTACCAGATCCTGTGTAAACGCCACCTGCACCTGCTGCGCCTACTGTAATTGAATAGGATCCCACTGCTGTTGATTGACTTGTGTAGAAAACACCACCAGCACCACCACCAGCACCGCGACCTGCACCACCGCCACCGCCACCAGCGACAACTAAAATCTCGCATGATATTGCAGCAGTTGAAATAGTAAAAGTACCGTTGCTAGTAAAAGTGTGATACTTATACCCACCACTTGTTACTTCAGTTCCACCAGTAGCCGTTCCTTTAGGAACTACCCCTAACACTCCAACGATTGAGTTAAGCATTATCCGATTGCACCTACGACATACCAGGTATCAGTTGCAGTCTTGATACAAGCTGCTGATCGATACTGTGCCACAGTTGGTGCAGCAGCAGTTGCGCCAGCACTGAGAACTGTTGTTGTTCCACTTGTCACAGCTGAGATGGTGCAGACTCCAGCACCAATATTCATGACTGTAATCACTGTGCCTACTGGGTGCGCTACCGAAGCGTTAGTAGGGATCTTAAAAGCATTAGCAGAAGCATTAGACATAGTCACTAGAGTCTGATAACTATCGGTCAATACTGAAGTATAGGTTGTGCCTGTCTGGGCGTTGAGAGTGAAAGCAACAAGTCCATTGAACATTGCAGCCGTCATCACATCACCAGTTGCTGCTGGGAATCCTGTTGCCATTTTTTCTCCTTAGTAAGAAAGTGTGTTAACGCCTAAAACGCCATATTGTGATGATCCTATTATAAAGGAATCTATGATCGGTTCAAGCGTTGTGAGGGTTGTTTTCCAGTTACTTGGTTTGATGTCGTGTGACACGCCAAATACCTGCAAAGTCTTGGTAAGGGTCGATGAACCCGGTTGAGTTGTGGTTACTGTAATTGGGTCGAAGAAGTCAAGATCCAAAGCGGCAGTAATGCCAGCATCGTAATTGGCAGTGTAAAGATCGAGAGTAACGGCATCGCAACGAATTGAAGTTTCTTGGCGAGATGCAACAAAGGCTCGGGCATTGTTTAGGGCTTCCGCATCTGTTTCCATGAGCAAATTCTGCTCTTGATATGAGTGCAAGAAATACTTATCGATTGAAGCTTGATTGAATGCAACCTGTGGTGTGCCACCAGTGCGAGTAATGGTGGCCTTGTTAAAGACCAGAGTATCGTCTAATTTCCAGACAGCATTGTTATATGAAATGCCAGTGCCATCGTCATTGAAGTCAACTGGAGTGCCAGCCACGCTTGATGAAGTGAGCGCACGATCTTGAAAGACTAGGTTGCCTAAAGCGTCCATATAAAGCGAACCATATTCAGTGCTGGTTACTAGCTGCATTGCACCAAGGGAAGTTCTAAGAGTGCCTGGGTCTGCTTGCACTGTGGTTTGCCCAGTATCGATGTCACGCATACCAGTAGGCCAACCAATTTGATCAAGGATCTTGCCGATGCGAGTGCCAGTAGTTTGACCTGCCGTAGCAGAAGCCACTGTAGTAATCTGTGCATTTTGAAAAAGTCTAAATCCGTCCACTGCTTGAATGGTGGTGTAAACGATTTCGCCCACATCGCGAGGGGTAGTTGTGTCAAAAGAGGTTATATAGCCAGCGAAGATTGGATAAGTCGTGCCATTCCAAGACGCAGTGATCGTCACCTTACGCATTGGAGTTAGCAAATTGTAATAAGGACTTGCTGGGTTCATCGGGTTGAAATCACCGTTTTGATCAATGATGCGAAGGCTCATTGTGCCAGTCTGGAATATGTCTGAAAGAGCTGTTCGACCGCGATTGGTTCTGATCGAATCTACCTGGTTAGACACATCGACTGTAACCGCTGTGCTATCAGCTAAAGCATTGACTCCCAGAACGCCTGAATCGAGAATCATAGGCGAGGCAAAGCCAGCACCTGTTGAAAAGTTGATGATGGCGTTAATTACTGGGACTGTCACCCTTCATCACTCCTAATACCACCGGGGCGAGTAACACTTAAACCTTGAGTGTTAGCAGTGACGACTGCATCATTAACAACCTTGACCAGTTCTTGTTCAGCAATTACAGATCCTTGAACATTTACAGTGACTGTGACTGGTGCTTGATTTTGTGGAATAGTGCTTTGCAAATAACTTGGCAATGAAAATCCATAAAGATCGGACATACCGCCAAGGCCAGCAAATTGGTTGTTAGTCGCTGGCACTATCGGAGTTGGCTCAACAATAACTGGGAGTGGTTCTTTATTTGTTGCTGGTATTTTTGGAGTTTCGATTACAGGAACAAGATCTTCAGGCTCTAAAGCAAGCACTCCACCACCTGGCTTACGAACAGTTATAGCTGTCGCACCGCCTACTATGCCTAGAAGTCCTGCAATTGCTGTCAGACTTGTTAGCATCTCAGTAAAAGGATTGGTCGGCGGCTTGATGGTATTAATCTGCCCCTGCAGGGCTGCTGTGGCTCGCTGTGAGGCTTCCAGTTGCTTCTGTAACTTATTGGCTAAGTCATAATCTTCGTTGAGAATTGCGCGCTGTAATTGAAGGCGCAATGTTTCTTCATCTGTAATCTTGCCCTTAAGCGCGGCTTCGATCTGAATCTTGTCAATGTCAAAAATTGATTGAGCCTTGGCTAGTTTGGCTGCATTAGAAGCTGCTAAAGCATCAGCTTTAGTTTTAGCAGTTGCAGCAGACTTATTATTCTTGTTTTGAATTGCCAATAACTTCTTTTGACTTGCTTCATATTTTTGCAGATCCATGTTAGATCCACCAGTCATTGGGACATTGCCCATGCCTTGGAATCCCTTGATGGCCTTGACTAATTCGGCTAAACGCTGTGGGCTAAATCTGCCAAGCAGATCACCTAAGCCACTTGCTAAGTATCCAAACACTCCAGCACCCGGTATCGAAGCCAGTTGGCCTTTGAGATACACAATAGAATCAATAAAGTTAGCCAATGACTTGGCAGCACCTTCGATGCTAATGCTCAGATTGTCAATGCTCTTGTCATTACCTAAAGATGTCAAAGCACCTATAAGGCTTGTGCCAATAATCTCTTTGGCATTGTTTGATGCAATGCTTAGCTTGTCGATCGATCCTGCAAACGAATCAGCAGAAGCCTGGGCAGACCCAGCAAAAGTAACAGCCAGTTGATCTGTAATCTCTTTAAAGGACTTAGTCTTTAGGTCGGCCTTGGCAATGCCAACGCCTAACTTGCCTAAACTTGTGTTGTTTCCTAGGTAGGCCTTGCTCAGCGCAGCTACTACCGATTCAAGATCTCTGCCTGTGCTTGCTGAAATATCTAAAGCAATGCCAAGAATGCGTTGGGTTTCAGCAGTGTTTCTAGTGGCGATTGCTAGAGAAGCATAAGCAGGGCGCAGTTTGTCATCGACTACGCCAAATTCAGATTCGAGTTTCTGGATATAGCCTTCAGCAGTCGCTGCATCGCGTTCTAAGCCGACATTCTTAAGGGCTAAGGCTAACTGTTTTTGTGCCTTGATATCGTCTGAAGCAGCCTTTACAGAGGCTTTACCATAGGCTAATACAGCAGCAGTGCCAAAAGTAACGCCGAAAGTGCGACCTAGGCTTTTAACACTTTTTTCTAAACTTGTGGTCGACTTGCCAGCCTTGTCGAAAGCCTTTTTGCCAGTAAACTCAGCTGCTAAATCAATTAGAATATTTGGCATTATCCAACCACCGTTGCTCTTTGGTTCAACTTAATCTTTGCTTTTTCAATGGCATTCAATACGCCATCTTGGGCTTTGCCTTGATCTTCTTCATAAGCACGATAAAGCGCACGGCCTTCTAACTTGGCTGTGCCTTTCATTACAGATGGATTCTTGCTGTTTAGATTCTGCACAAATCTTGAACTTGGAGTCTTACGCCCAGCAGTTTCATAGATCGCACCAGCTGCAGTTTTGTTAAACAAACGCGCTAACGATCTGAAGCCACGGCGATTAGGCTTTGAAGGTGTTGTCTTGTAACCAATGCCAGCCTTGACCATTGAAGCGTTATAAGTAGGGAATCTACCCTCACCCATTTGTCTAGGTTTCCAGCCGCTAAGAATCTGGCTATCAGAAGGCGCATAGCCCCTAGCTGTCTTCACAACAGGCTTAAGGGCTATCGCCATCTCTTTAGGTAATTGCTTGGCTAAATCAGGTGTGAACTGCCTCAAGGCTTTACGAAGTGCGACTGCGCCCTTTACTGCGACTGGCATCTTTCATCTCCTTGTTTCGATCTTTCATAGCCTGTAATAAA